GTTACACCTCTGGTGCGATTAATGACATAGAAACCGCGCGTTATTTTGGCCGAGATCTGGCGAAACGAAAACAAGGGAATAAGACCTTTACAGACGTAGATGGCTCTATTGGGAATATTGCTATGCGCCTGCTGCAAGAGGGCAAGATTACGCAGCCACAGTCACTGGAGCTACGGGAGATACTGAAGGCGCGGTTTGAGGGCGGCGAGAAGGGGATGAGTACGGCACTGGCGGCGACGAGGAACCTTACTAATACTGCGCTACTCGGAAATATCTCCTCGGCGGCGACACAGATTGGGGACTCCCTGATGACGATATACCACCAAGGCTTGGTGCCGACGATACAAGCGGTGGAGGAGAAACTCATCGGGCGCTCTCGTGTTACTCCCAAGCAGCTAGGCCTTATAAACCATATCGCGGAGGAACTGTCTGGGCTTGGTATAACGGGACAGGCACTGCAGAATACGATGAAGTACTCCGGCTTCCATGCTATTGATATGTTTGCTAAGGGGCTAGGAAGTAATGCTGCCCTTATCAAGTGGGCGGGGAAGCTAGGAAGTGAACAAGGGAAGGCGCAGTTCTGGAAAGATTATGGGCCTGCGTTTGGGACGGACACTCCTCGCGTGATTAACGAGATCAGGACTAAGGGAATGTCGGAGGAAGTAGAGCTGGTTGCTTTCTCTGAGCTTTCGAAGATGCAGCCAATCACGAAAGCGGAGATGACGGAGCTGTATCTTAAGCATCCAGATGGACGGATGTTATACCAACTTAAAATGTACATGTTGAAGCAGGGGGATATAGTTCGCCGTGACGCTTACCAGAACATTGCGTCAGGCGAGTCGAAAAGAATCATGGTGGGGGCGAAGAACCTAGCGGCACTTGGGGCGATCTACGCCCTTGCTAATGTGCCGGGAGATGTGGTTAAGGATTTTATCTCAGGTCGAGAGATTGATCCGTTTACTACAACGAAGCTGGTGGAGAATGTACTGCAGACCTTCGGGGTTAATCGTTACGCTCAAGATCGCTTAATGCAAGGAAATATAGTAGGGGTTGCACAGGATATGCTGACGCCGCCGATCCGCGTATTTCAGGATACAGGTAAATCAATCCATAGTATGCTTGGAGGAGGGTCTGACTACAAGGCGGTCAGCTATGTGCCCTTGGCGGGGCGAGCAACCTATGAGCGCTTTCTTGGGGGGAACGAGAGGAAAGAGATTGCAGAGACCCGGCTGGATAATAAAGGGAAGCCGCGGGGAACAGGGAAGGAGCTTAGCCCGGCGGCGAAAGACTACCTCCGGCAGAAGGCGCTGGAACGTAAGGCTAAGGAATTACAATAGCTTTCATACATTCTAGGCACTTGGTGCAACCCACTTCGCCGGCGAGTATCTTCGCGCGATTAACGGTAGATTTGTGGACGCCAAGACGAGCCGCGACGACTGCAGTATCCTTGTAGAGCTGGAAGAACAGCCAGGGGCAGCAGTAGCCTAGGCCGTTCTTAGAGGTTATGAGTTTTTCAGTGGGGCGCATGATGTACGTACGTTATGGTTATATAATGGACGTATATTTAGATCGGAGATTCTTTCTTTGCCGCCACCGTCAGCGGGTTCGCCGCCAGCATAAACCCCGCAGTGGTTGACTCGAGGTGGATCTGGCCGGAGCGGATAGCTCCATCAAGGATGCCCTCGAAGTCGCGGAAGTCGGGGAAGTAGACGTGGATCATCCGGTAGGCCTCTTCATAGGGGATTATTCCCTTCCGCCGAATGAAGTCGATGAAGCGCTCCGCTTGCATACTGTCCTCGGTGCGCCCTATCCGCGAGAAGACTCGGTGCATATCAGCCTCCAGATCTTCCAGCATCGTATTGGCTAGCTGGAGATCATAAGCGGATATAACAAGGTCGGTGCTCCGAGACGCACTAAGCACCATCGCAACCTTGTGCATATGGGTTTGCTTCCTGGCGGCGTAGCCTTCAAGCATTTGATCGTCCATTCGACTAGCGGCATCCTTCCAGAATCGTTCATACCAGCCACGCCCCCAATCCCTCGCCTCGTCGCTGATAGTAAAGGCGCCGACGAGCATAGATATGCGTTCCAAGTCAGCAATAAGCTCAGCGCGCAGCTTAGCGTCTCCCTTCCCGATCATTTCATCTACATACGCGACATAGCGATCCTTCGTATCTCCGTAGACAAATACACACCTAGACGAAAGGCCGCCGCCAATCATCGCCTGGGGCATATTGTCTGCGACCCAATGCGGGGTAGTGCCCGCTTGAAGGTTAATCCACGGCGCCTCTACTACATCATTCCCGCTCATCTTAGTTATCTTCTCGTAGGACTTCTTCCCGTCCCACATCTCGATAAGAAGGTTGACCATCTCCTTGTCTTGGAGGTTAAGGAGGGAGCCAAGCTCTGACGCGACGAGGGTGAGGGGAGACATAGGATGATACTCCCCTTTGTACTCAAACGACTCCGAGGCGGCGGCGAAGGCTGTTACGAGGGCTTGCCAAGTGATTGCGTTCGGCCCGAACTTTATCCCCGGTACTTGCTTCAGTAGATCTGTAGATATGTCGATGGTTGTGGACTTGGCGACTATCCCTGGCGGCCCGACAAAAATAATGTAGAAGCTAGGATACCAACAGAACCGCTTCATGTCGATCCAGACCCTCCGTCGTAGTGCCCCCGCTATCGTTCCCACTGCCGACCAGAAGTGCATCCGGCGGGGAGCTTCGGTAACGGAAGCGTAGTCGAGGTAGGCGGGAATCCAGTCCTTGAAATTACGGCTCACTCACAGTCTCCCCAACTCACCGTTGAGGTCTTGATGCCGATGGGTATTATTAGGGGATTCTCATAAGGCACGACTATCTTCGCCGCCTCCCTCATCCGGGGAAGGCAATAATCCTTACGATGGGTTGGAAATTGCCCGGCCAGCGAGTCATGGACTTGGAGGAGTACCTGAACCTCTGGAATCGTCTGGTAGAAAGCCGCCCAGATCTTGTTGATAACAATACCAACCGTGCTTTGTGGTATCCACGCAACTGCTTCAGGAAGTAATCCGTCAAGGCGGTCGAAGATGTACCAGCGGTAGCCGAAACGATTCTCCACGAACCGGAACTTAGTGATATGATCCAGCACTCTCTTGTGCCACCGCTCGATACCTGGATGAGCTCCAAACCAGTATTTTTGGGCAGTGTCGATTTCGTGGGTGCTCCGGCCCGTGTGAGCCGCGACCGTCTTAGCGCTGCCGACGTAATCTGTCGCGTGGCAAAAGACCTTCGCGAATTCCCTCTTGTGCGCGAGGGGGATGCGATACTGCCAATAGCATTTAAGGCATCCAGCAGCGACGCATGTGCAATCTTCCTCTTTTCCATGCCGTTCTATTAGCTCCTTTAAAGGGGGCGGTTCCTTTTTGTCGAGGGTGTAGACATTAAGAAGGTGCATGTCTACTCCCATGTCCATCTGCGCCATCCAGTCCTTCTCCCCGCTCTCCCGCACTACTACTTGAAGATCAGCTCTATCCAGATCCATATCAAAAAAAGTGAATCCAGGATCTGGGCCATACATGCTACGAATATTGGGGAGTACAAAATCCATGCTTCCTCTGGCTGCAGCTTTGCCTGCAGATTTAGATTTTTCACTTGGAATAGTTTGCAGATTGCCACCAGAACCAAAGGGGTTTTTACTGCTAGAAAGGCGATAAGAATAAGGAGCAGACTTTCCACCGGCATCTCCCGCTATGTTAAAAGAGCAACGCATCCGACCATCGAGGTCAAGGGGCATCATTACAAAGTCGTTGAGGAGCTTCCCAAGGGTACGAATATCTGCGATACAGTTGCATATGGGCTTGAGGAGAGGCTCGCGGGCGGCGATACGCTGGAGGGCCTCGTCGTCACAAGTGGGGCGCATAACTGTGCGACCATCTACTATGGTGCGCTTGAGGATGGGAGCTTGCTTGAGGTCGTCGTAGAATAGGGCCTGCATCTGCTTGGAGGAGCTGGGATTGATGGCGTGGCCGAGGATGTTGTAAAGGAAGGCTTCGCGGTGGGAGAGTTCCTCCTGAATGTCGAGGGCCATCTGCGCCTTGGCCTCCGGCTTTATATAAACGCCACGGAGCATTGCACGGAGGACAGGGTAGAACAAGGCTTGCTGGGAGGTGTCTACTGTAGCGAGCCCCATCGACTCGGCGGCAGTGAGGAGCGTTTCGCCGACTTCCCGCGTGTAGACACAATCTTGGAGGTTATAACGCCAGCGCTGCTCTTCAGGCGCATCGGAGGCGATCTTCCCCTCGTCCTTCCAGTAAATATAATGCTCCGCGTACATCGACGCGACGAAATAGAGGGCCTTGGGGAGGGCGGCGAATAGGGAGTGCTGCGAGATCATCGTGTCCTGGCCACCTCTAGGGATGAAGTGCCAGTTATGGTGGACTATCTGCGCGTCGAATAGGCCGTTGTGCCAGCGCACACGCACGTTCTTGTGCGTTAGTAGTTTATATAGAAGCCAAACAATCTGCGTTTCCTCCTCTGCGCTCCAATATCCCTCTCGCGAGCCGCGACTCATAAAGGGGATACAGATAGCATCGGTCTTAGACCAACCGATGCCGATGCAGTCGATGTAAACGTGGCCCCTTCCACGTGTTTCTATATCGAAGTCAAGCCAGATTTCCTCGCAATGCTCACAATCATTATGAAGGGCAACGAGGATCTTTGTGGTTTGCTCGAAGGTTGGGCGGACTATGAAGTTCCAGGTAGGGACGGCGGCGTAAGTGCGCGAGGTCATTTCCCGCTTAACGCGGCGAAGGTCAGAGAGGACGACGGCGCGCCAGCTCCACTCGCGGAGTATCATCGCAGGGTGGATAGTGGGCACGACCTTGGGGCCTCCACCTTCCATTTGTAGCTGCGACCCCCGCCATTTAAGGATCGCCCAATTCCCCGTAAGCGCCCACATCGCCAAGTTTCCAAATGCCACGATGATGTTTGGCTGTACCATCTCAATCTCCGCGAGCAGCTCAGCGTAGCCCTCGACGACCTCTCGTGTGACGTAGCGATCCCGCATCAACGTATGCGCCGCCGTTATATCTTTCTTCTTCGCGGCGACGAAGGCGGAGATCTGGTTGTTAGGAGGACGCACCTTCGCTACGTTCGTTACGTAACATTCGCTGCGCATTATGCCCGCTTGTTGGAGCATACGATTAAGCTCCTGCCCACTCGCGCCGACGAAGGGCTCGCCGCTACGTTCCTCTTGCTCGCCCGGCGCTTCCCCTACCAGCATTATGCGTGATGGTATCGGCCCTACTCCCCTTACACGCATAGTTATATTCCTAAGTCTTTAGCTTGTTCTCTGGTTATTAACCTTAAGTTGGCCGTAAAAAGGTAATTTTCTATTACCGACTGAGGCCCAAATCTCTCGTAAATCCAGTGCGGTTTGAGCTGTAGTCGAAACCTTAAGTACCAACTTGATATACACATTGAAGGTACATCATACCAGCACCAGATAATACTTGCCCACCATTTTGTTACGTAGAAGTTAAGACCTACTCTGTAATGATAGCCTTCTGGTGTCCAGTGTATCATAATCCTATCTCCAGTTGCGCCTTCAATCCTTCTATCCTCTTCACCGCGATCCCGTAGCTAGCAGTATCAAGTTCGATACCCGTAGCTCGGCACTTCAGAGCGTGTGCGGCGGGAAAGATCGGCCCGGTTCCGCAGAAAGGATCTAGGACGGAATCGCCTGGCTGGACGGAGCGGCGGAGAAAGTCCTCGAACAAGGCAACAGGCTTCTGTGCTGCGTGACCGAGGTTTGTGTCGGGCGGCCATGCTACAAGATCAGGTGCCATCTTCAGCACGGGGCGCTTTCCCTTTACCGCGTAGAGGCACGTTTCGTATTTACGCTGCGGCCCGTTTTCTGGCCAGGGTGCGCGCATTGCGGTAGGCTTATGCCAGATCAAAGGAGTGCGAAATACCCACCAACCTACTTCTGCAAACCAAACCTTCATTTTAGGGAACCAATCAAGATCACAGAAGACATACAAATGAGCTTGAGGTTTCGTCACACGGATAGATTCAGCAACCAGTACCTGCATACACTTAAGGAAATTGTCAGGTGTGTCCTCGTATCCATGTGCCCCCTGCGCTAAGCCGCCGCTATCCCCAAACTCGTCTGCGCCCATTCCATAGGGAGGATCAGTCAATATCACATCGAATTGCTCCGCAGGACAATCTACTAACCAAGCGAGCGCGTTGGCGTTAATGCAGCGGTGTAAGTCAGCCGTGAATGTTCTTCCAACAGACTCTCCGAGAGCACGGGCTTTGTCGGTCGCTTCCGAGCGGCGGAGGATTTTGAACGCTTCATCAACCGTCTTGGCGGCGGCGACTTCGGGGAGGTGGAGATGCTTGGCGACGATAAGCTCCCTCCGCGTTGTTTCTTGGTGGATGCCTTCACTTGAGCCTCGAACCTCTTCAGAGATCGCTGCAACAGTTGGAAGTGTTCCATTGACTGCGAGAGCTTGAGCAATCCTAAGATTACTAAGTCTTGCGTGTGCTGCCGCCCTTTCTTGCCATGTAAGGTTCGCTCGCTGGATGTTTTCTTCACACTCTGCCTCCTCCGCTTCAAGCGGCGTTAGTTCACCAAGGGTTACGTATGGAATATGCTCTGCGGGGACAGCCTCTCCATCGAAACGGAAGCTGCCGCCGATGCCCCAGATATCTTTGACAGCGCGGAGTCGCCTTTCGCCGGCGACTAGGACTAAACCCGGCGTTCCATCCCCTCCAGTTGCATTAACTTCCCGGAGTACAATTGGATGAAACAGACCCTTTGTTTGGATGGAATCCGTGAGGGCGTGGAGCTCGTCGGCGGCGAAGCTCTTGCGCTGACGGTCAAAAGCTATAAAGATATCATCTACTGCTATTGTTTTCATTATTACTCCGAAGGAAAAAGCAAGGGGCCGGAGCCCCTTGTGAAGCAGCGATAATGACTACGCCGGCAAGACGCTCGCGACACGCTCCTGCACAGAGCCTTGATACAGCTCGTGAGCAACCTTGACCTTCACGACCTTGCCCTGCAACATCCTCCACGCGAACGCCTCCCCCGGCTTGTTCGTGCCGGTCGCGTCGCGGTAAGTGCGCTGGCCGCGATTCTTCCCGGTGGAGTTGTCGATGCTTCCTTGCTCCGTAAGGTCGATCATCGGGCGATCCGTCAGGGTGATCTCCGGCGGAATCCCAAGGGCCTGCACGGAGGCCGGCACCTGGATACGGAGGGGGACAACCATCTGGAGCCAGGGCTGGCCAGTGCGATCTCCCTTGCTGATGATGCCGGAGGCCGGCTTGATCTCACCGATCTGCGCGGTGTAGAGGCCGTTGGTGTCGTCAGGATTGTCGGTAGGAAGGGGAGGACGCTTGGTGTTTACTTCATTCTGCTGTGCATCAAGAAACGCTTGCGGGTCAAACTGTGACATGGTAGTGCTCCTTTTCAGGTTGGTTAGGGTGAGCGAGGAGTCGCGTCGCTCGGCGCGTTTATGTTCCGCTCCGTTTCTTCCATACATCGAAGATGCCGGCGAAGTTTGGCTCGATTCCTGCACGATAGCCGAGGCTTCGAGTCTTCGTATCCACTCCGTACGCGGCGGTGTCCCAGGTGAACTTGGTTCCCTCCCGCATGGTGTATATAACGTCGGAGAACAGCGTGGGAATCTCCGTCGCGAGTGCTTTGCCGATCGCCTTTATCATCACTTTAGTGGTCTGCGTAACTGCGTCCGTTTCCCTGTCTACGTGTGCGGTCATAACAAAGGGACACTCCGTTCCCTGCGTGAGGAGGCGAAGAAAGTTCATCAGGTTATTCTGCGCGACGCCGTAGTCGCCGGGGCTGGCCATAGGCCGCGATCCTATTTGCATCTTCATGGCGGCGTTAGCGGTCTCGGTGAGGGAGTCCATCGCGAAGATCCTCGTCGCGGGGAACTCATCCACCGGGCCGAGTTTCTTTCCTGTGCGGTCGTCGGTGAAGTCGGAGCAGGACTGGAGGATCTTCCAGAAGGCGTTGTTATCACCGCCCCTGTTAGAGTCGATAGACTTAGCGAGGGCTTCGTAGCTAAGGCGGCCTACATTCTCCGCCGTGCCCATTAACGTCTTGAGGGAGATTGGGCGGGTTACTTGCTGATGCCAGTAAATGCAAGGCGGCGGTTCCTTTCCCTTGTCTCGAAAGTATCCGAGGAAGGTCTCCAGGGAGTTCTCTGTAAAGAGGATCGCGAGCTCGAATAGGTTGCGCTCCGCCCACTCCGCTAGCGTTCCAAGAGCATACGTTTTCCCCGTTCCCCCTAGCCCCATTAAGCATACCTTCGGGCCGACTAGCTTCCTGCTATCTGTTACTATCTCTGTCATATCAATCCTTTCTCGTACTTCGTTAAGAGAACATTAAGTTCTCTGGTTAATAATTCCTTGCTTGCGCTTCCTATAGAGTCCTTTGATAGAAGCTCGCCGCCACCACACTTCTCACAAGGGGCGGAGATGATTCGCCATTGCTCGCGGAACCTAGGTCGGTAATCGAAATCGTAGGTCATAAGGACTCGTGCCCACAACTCTCCACAAACCTCACAGAATAGAGCGCGATGAGGCCAGTTCGCGGAGTAGCTAACGCCCGCCTCGTTATACCCACAGCAATACATCAAGCTAGTGCCGCAGAGTTGGTCGCCGGCGAAGTAGGTACAAGTAGCCGGGCCGCTAAGCATTACTTTCTCTTCGCCAGCCGCTCGATGGCGTCGGCACAAGCAGCATCTTCCTCGTCGCGGGTTTCGTATTCGTCGCTGATGCTTCTTGCATAGTAAGTAGCACCAGTATCAGGCTCAGTTATGCCAGATTCCTCAAAGCGTTTTTCTGCTCTTTTACGACACACCCTCCCCGCCACAGCAAACGCGGCTTGTTCGCGCTCGGCTCCGTAGGTGAGCATGGCGTCAACGCACGCAGATAATCCAGAGTGATTTCCCCACGGCGTTGACGGGAACCACTTAACGGCTATTTCCTGCGCCCGCTTGCGCTCTGTGTCGGTCATGGCTTAACCTTTACCTGCTGTTTGCACGTTGGAAATTCTGTTGGTATATCACCAAATTTGTAAGTTATCGGAATTAGTTGTAGATGGAGTCCGATAGCGTTTGCAACTCCTGATAATTGCAGGGCGTGATCTATGCAACAGACAGATTCATCTTTTCCCGGCCACGCATAGCGTATCGTCGCAAGTTCGCCGCAGTTTTTATATTCGTCGCTCATTTCCTCTCCTTCGCCAGCCGCTCGATGGCGAGTTCTTGCTTGAGCGCGGCGATCTTCGCATCACGACTGGCGAATCCGTCTGTGGCTGCGGTGCGGAGGGTGTCGTAGTCATTTACTAGCACATAGTATTTCCCGCACCAATGATGCGCGTCAGTCTGTATCGCGGGCGGCAACTCCCCCGCAGCATCCTCCAGCCGCTTCTGCAAGTCGGCAAGAGCACGTTGTGCTTCAATCATCTTAAAGTTATATTGGCAAGCTATCGCTTCAAGTTCGACTGTGCGCCGCTCGGCTTTCTCGGCACGATTAGTTTCTGTTGTGCAGGTATTCATCAGCCGCGTGATATCGTGCTGCATGTCAGAGTTATCCGCCACCAGCGCCGCAAGTTGCTCGCACGCCTCTTGAACCATTCCGGTAAGAGTGTTTCCATACTTTGCACCGGGCTTACCCATTCCAGCGGCATCTAATCTTTGTAGATTGTCGTTAGCAAGTTCTTGCGGAACTACAAAGCGACGTATGGATTCGTTAGCAGCGGCAAGCTCCGCCACCAGCGCGGTGAGGCGGTCAGCGCGACCTATAGATAGTCTTGCCACTTCACAGATATTACAGACACACTCAAACGGAGAATTTATGCCATGCCGACGAATAAACTCATCTGTTTGAAACACGGCACTCTTAAGTCTAGTTTCAGTGTATGAGGCTTTTGTATGTTTTGATAGGGCCGTAAGCAACTCCGCATTGGGCGCAGCAACGACAGGCTCAGTAGTCACTTTACTGATTTCAGGCGAGTTATCGCCGCTAAATGCCTGCGTCGCTGCGTTGGGCGTTGCTTCTGGATCAAGCAGATTATTAAACATTGCATACTTTCTCGGCGGCTCTGCGCGAGAACTACCCGCGCCGTTGTAGTGCTTATATTCTTGCTCCTCCGCAGCGAACTCGCGCAGGGCGGCAAGAATGGCGTCTACCATTAGGAAGTTGCTGCGTCGTGACCATTCCTGCGTCCAACGTTCTGCTATTTCTTCGATGTGGCTCATTTGGTTTCCTTTAGATTAAGTTCTGCTTCGCGGTAGCCCCGTAACCATTGCCCTGCATTTGGGGTAAAGGGGCTACCGTAAGGACAATTGTTCGAAGATTTGCCAGCCTCAAATGCTACTTTCCCCTCCATGCGAAGCCTTTTTATTTCCAGCCTGCGTAGTTTTTTACCGGGAGATTCACTCATTTCACTCCCCCTTCCGCATAGCGGCGTCAATAGCTTCCTCTGTCTCGCAGATTGGGCAATTCTCCTTGGTGTCAGAGTCCCATCTGTGGCTGTGCTTTTCACAATAGATGATGCTCATGTTACCTCTCCGTTTGTAATATACCCGTGCCAGTGACCTATACTCTCAAAGCCGATTGACGGAGTGAGTGTGAGCGTATCGAATGTGTCTCCAGATAATCTCTGATGCCCGTTAACAGGTGCAGGCACAGGAACTCCAAAGGTGGCTGCAATGTTATCAGGATCAATCGGGGGATAAAACGAAACGGCCAAGCGTTTATGCTCAGGAAGATGCCCGCATGTAGGACACGCTTTCGGCTGGCAATGTGGGCACAGAAAGGATACGCCGATGTAAAACTTAGATTGGCTTGCCCAATTTGACAATCCAATCCAGTGCGGCTCAAAATCTGAAAGTTTCATCACGCCCCCTTCCGCATAGCGGTGTCGATGGCGGCGTCAAGTTCTTGCGGCCCATCCCAAAAAACAATCACTTTTTGAAGTTCGCCGGGGTTAAGATCACTCGGATACGGAACTGTATCTTGCTCGCGCAGCCACTGATACCTCCCCGCATCCCTTGCCAGCGCAACGGCGGCAGTGCGGAGGGCGTCGATATAAGGTATCCATTCTCCGGAGAGTGTGGGGAAGTCTGATGTGTTAAGGACTGCCCGAAATTTCTGTATTGCTTGTGGCTCCGGCGGCAACTCCGTATTCGCAGCTTCCATCGTTCGGAGCGTGGCAAGGATGGCTTTCATCATTTCAATGCTGTGCAGATGCACGCCTACTTGTTCAGCAATACTAATGTCTTCCGCTTGCCATTCGATTTGCTTCTTCATGTTCATTATGTTTCCTTGGGCGGCTCTGCGCAAAGGACTGTCTCCGTTCGGGCGACTGGATCCCATTTCCTGCGCTCAAACTGTTGTGTTAGTAACTGTAAGGGGTCTCGCATTTGGCACACGTTGCGAAAGGGGCAGCCGCCGTACTCCGCGCAAGCGTGATCGAGGTTGTAGTCAAAATAGCCTGTCTCCCACATTACTATCATCCGCTTTATATCTCGCTCTAGTTGTGTATACCACCTATCTATCATCCATTGAGGACGGTAAGTAATTGCTTGGAGGGTGTCGTACTTTGTCTTGAGGATACTGACTCCGCGCACGAGAAATCCATCAAGCTTGATGCCAGCGCGACCTGCACCCCAGACGTAGCCGGTGAATTGGGAGCGAAGATCCCACTGCCGGGGCCATGATGCGCCAAGTTGGGAGGTAGTCTTGTCGTCCTCGCCAAGCTTCATCCCCTCGAAGTCTACCATCATATCCATCCTCCCACTGTACAACAGGGGATCGCCAGTCTCTGGATGCGTTACGTCGAGGGGCTCGAGGAAGGAGAACTCAATGCCGCGCTTGCCGCCAGGGAGCGTAAGCGGGATCGCTTTGTCTGTGCCAAGGGGGTAGGCGGCGAAGTAGTATTCAAGCGCACCAGCCGTGCGGTCAGCAGACTTAGCAGATTCAGGGGGGCACTGGAAGTCGCCGTAAGCTGTGAGTAATGCGTGGAGTCCGATGGCGATAGCGTCCTCTGCGGAGGCTCCGTTGATATAAAAAGCGGTGCGGGCGGCTTCAAGTCCGGCGGCATAGGATGCTCCTGCGTGGAGGTGGACGGATTGATCACGGAGTTTCCAGTGCTCGATGAATTCAAGGTTGGCCTTGGTAGGGCAACTCTTAAAGGCCGCCATGATGGTGCTGTCGAGCACGGCGGGGAAGGGAGGGCGGCTAGAGAGGGAGGTCATCTTAGGCTTTCGTAGGTGCAGGGAGGGAAAGGAGCTCTTGAGCTTCATCGTCTAGCTGTTGCGCCTCGATGCTAGCGTCCGCGAGGACTTTGTTTTTCTTAGCACGTAGCACTCTTACGGCAGCGCTTCGAAGATCTTCGTCCGGCGGCAACTCTACCTCGACTGTTCTTATTGCTAGCAAGATATAACCATATTCAGTCATATCTTGCTGTAAAACAGAGTAGTTAAACTCTTTTGAATATTTATTCCACTGTGCGTGGATGTATGCTTTAAGTTCCATCTGAAGCCTCCGTCTATCTAACTTGTTGATTAACCTACAGGATTACATCGCCTCTAAATCACTAAGCATATCCGCCGCCGAGGGGATGGCAGCAATAGCCTTCTTGCGGGTTGAAGCAGCGGAAGCATCGCGGGCGCTTACACGTCCACTGCGGAGATGGGAAACAGCCTCACGCATCTCTTCCAGGGTGAGAGTGCCTTCGGCGGCCCGTTGTCTCCAGCTAGCTATCTTGGATTGGAGCTCTGGGGTGATAGGGGAGGTCATTTTAGAGGGGCCTCCTTTAATTCTTTCTCGTGCGGCTTTAGCAACACGCCGACCTTTTTCAGCTCCTCATCAAGGCAGTCCTTGTGAGTGCCTATAGAGGGCCAGCAAGCGCGCATGAAAAGAGGACTTTGACAAACAGAACAGAGAACTTCTTTTTTTTCAACCATAAGGGATCTTTCCAATAAGGGTGGATTCGAGGGCGGCGATTGTCTCAGCAGTGCCAGAAACGACAAAGGCGCCGGGGTCGCTGGCGGCGAAAGGCGCGAGATCGAGGTGTTTGTTAGTGAAATGCGCCTCGATGAGGCTGCCGAGAAACCTCGCGTAGGCTCCGTGAGGGATGCGGCCTTCTAAGGGAGAATGGAGATAAAGGGCCATCTTAGAATACGTAGGCAAGGGAAGCGCAATAGTGAGCTTCTGCGATGGGATGATGGAGGGAGTTTTCATAGCTCGTCCAGCGTTACGTAGTCGCCGCCGTCCTGCGCAACAAGGAAATCCCACCCAGCGGTGTCTAGCATCCGGCTGAAGTAGTGAGAGAGGAGCTCCTCGTTGTCGCCGGAAAAAGATATGTCGTCCCACTCGATCCCCTGGGGTGGACGTGCGCGGAAAGAAATCATAGGTTTGCCTCATCCACGCCAACCTTCATACCTTCAAGGAACCCATCGAAGTAGCAATCCCAAAGGTATTGCCAGTCCTCTGTTTCATCGGGGACAGAGTGCTGGGCGCACCAATTGTTGAAGGCATTCCAGACTGCGGTGGATGCTGCGCCAGGAGGGGGAGTTTTCACTTGTCTAGCTCCACTCGAAGTGTTATCTTGCACTCCCGACTCATCGTGGGGAGGATATTCGTGCCGGCGGCAAGCCAGAGGAGTTGCTCCGGCGCGTCGGCGGTCTGCGCAAACTGCGTGTCGATGCAGAGCTCCACCCTGTTCATATGGCCCTCTGCCTCGAAGACGCGCACCTCGCAAGCGGGGGAGTAGACGCCGAGCTTGTCAAGTTGTATGTCGAGTATGGCGATCTTGGGGGCCATCACTTTACGCTCGGCGGCGATAAAGTCAAGGTGGCGCTCTGCGATCCACCACTCACCGGAGCAGAGCTCTGTTGCTTCGACGAGGAGCGGCGCCTCTGAGCGAAGGAGCTTCCGTGCTCCCGCTTCAGTGCGGTGAGTGTATTCACGGAAGACGCCAAGGAGGGTCTGTGTTTCCTCGTGGATAAGAGCGATGCCTCGGCCCTCTATCCAGTTAGCGGCGTTGGCGAAAAGCGCGGCGGGCTCGATTACCTCAGCTTGCTTATCTTTAGTAGGCTTAGGGAGCCGTGCTTTTGCCTCTGCTTCGTGCCGGATATGTTGGCGGGCGACAGAGAATAACTCGTCGAGGGTAGTAGGTTCAGACATTAGAGCCTCCTTTTGTTTACGGACGTTATGGAATCATAACATACGTATTTGACAACAAACTACGGAAAAAGTTCCCCGATCTTATCGAGATTTATTAAGGACAGCGGCTTGCCCCCGCCTGGGGTCATCGAGCATCTCATCTGCGTTTATAAGGTGGGGACGTTTCTTATCATACATACTCATCTTTGATGTCTCCATTTCAAGCGCTGCTTGCTCTTTGCGTACGCGCTCGAAGGTTCGGCGCAAATCAGTGTCAGCGGAATTATGATAACGGAAGGTAGGATCGAGAAGGGTTTTCATACTATCTCCAATATTAAGCCCGGGAAACCCTTTGGCGCCCTTCCCGCATTCTCGACTCTGCCGAGACGAAGGAGGGCGCCGCAGAAGCCGCCCAGCCGGAGGCTCAAATCTAGCTGGACTTGGAGTGCTCGCTTCGCTGTGCCTGCGGGTTATCGCGGCGGCGAAGTGGGGTAGCTCCTGGTGCCAAAACCCGCACACGGCGGGCTTGGCGTTAGTTTCCGCAGAATCGCGGATGACTTCTCCAGGAGTCTATCCTGGCTGCTATACTTCTGCTAGGGCTGCGTCTGCATCCACTTTCGCGGTCTTGGCCAGCTTCTCATCTTCTATCCGCTTGATGATAATGCCAGTCTTGGTGCCGGCGACACGGAAGCTGTCGTAAAGGGCACGGCGCGACAGTTCCTTATCCGCATCGAGCTTCCGCTGCAGGAAGGCCTTGACGACCTCGATATCCTTGCCAGTCGCTTCCATAATGGCCTTGACCACAATGCTGGCACCAGATACTCCGCCACCACCGCTCGCCCTGCCTCTGCCCCAATCGCCGGCTTGAATAACTGCGTTCAAGTCATCAATCGCCAGCACCATATCCTCTTCAGACAGGGGCTTATCCGCGGGAGTGGCGAGTTCATCGCCGAATTTCTGCTCCCCGCCGTGGCCGGCGAAGGTTGGAATCAGCTTCAGCGGCAGCTCAATTAGCCGAGTGTCGCCGTTGCGAAAGTCCATCCTGACGCAGATTGCGCCCTTGCCGAGTTGGAGGATGCCGCCACCTTCATCGACTTCGACCTTGCTCGTATCAACAATCGTCTCTTTGTTCACCTTCCGCTTCCCCGCGAACTTAACCTCGCGGCCATCAGTCATTTTGACTGTGGTATATTCCGTCTTGCTCTTCGTACTGTTCTCGTTTGCTTCAGCCATCTTAGTTCTCCTTGATTTGGCGACACTTGCTTAAACCGGCGTGCCACCGTAAGCCGGTAGGTTCTACGAATCCTTGGTCTTGTGTTCTTTCTGCTGGCGCACCTCGTGTGCGTGGAAGCTCCCGCAAGTCGGGCAGCGCTCCACGATGAGGTGTTTTCAGTGATACTTTCTTGCGGCAGCCGCAAGCGGTGCGTCGAACTTAAACTTTCCTGTATTAAAGCAGACTTTCATGAGGGCGCCTTAAAAGGGAACTGTAAAATACGCTGCATCCCATATATCTACGTTAAACTCTTCACAAAAAGATTCTCCGCGAAAAGATTCTACAGGAACGGCTTTGTCGGGATTGCTTGTAAAAGTAAAACGGTGTTTATAGGGTAGTTTTGTGCTTAGAAACTTTATCCCCTCGTCTGTAACTTCACAGACAACCACATTATTAGTATTCATGGAGGAGCCTCCTAAAGTAACGCAGCGTGATTGCCGCGTTGTGATTGGTTTGACCGCGAGATCGGCGGCGAGTTCCCAAGCTGCCGATTTATTTTTCATTCCTATCCATTGGGAATGGCTTTGTGATACATTCCCAGATTCGTTTAACATTCGACAGGCGATTACATGCCCGTGCCTGGCGGGAAAAGTTGAACGCACAAAGATAGATTACGTGCGTGTGATACTTGCAAACGTGCTGGCGCAAGAGCACGAAACGCCGCCTTTCCGCAAGGTCGGAAACGCATATTTCTGGAATTAATGGCGCAATCCCGCGCTACGATAGGAGGCTCAGCATGACAATGATAGTAACAGCAATCCCCTCGAAGAAAGAACTCAAGACACGGCTGCTGCTTGGAGGAAACGTCAGGATTGAAGATCCTGCGCTTATGCCAGAGTGGAGGCCTTATGGAGCGTCCTTCCTCGCCGCCGACCTACCAGTCGGCGCATCAATCGTAGTAACTAATCACCCGAAACGCACCTGGTTTGCTAACATTAAACGCACCGCCGACGGATTCAAGGTAACATGACCATATCCAAGGAACAATGGCTTCGCAATCGCATCGTTGCGAAGTACTGGTGTGATAAGATGCGAGCCATCCTCGCGAGAAACCAACCAGCGGGCGCCGGCGGCGAAGCGCAACGAGCGGAATATAACCCTCAGCTCCCCCTTCCACATATCTGGAGGCCGAAGTGATCTGCGCTTCATTTAAAGCCGGATAACAACTATGACCCCTGAACTCCTCACAGAGCTCCTCCTCT